GATGACAATACACATGTCGGCCTAAAGGCCAGAATGGTTTTCAACAAATGGAAGAAAATGAATATCTAAAAAATGATGGATCAGATGATGATATAACAAATGGCGAGCAATTGTATCTTATAAAAAAACTATTCGATTCTGTTATGGTTTTTAATTCTCATTTTGCACATTATGTGCAGGAAAATAATCCCGAATTATTCAAAAGAGCAATTGATTATGCAAAAACCTTTACTGAAGAAGATGTTCCTGGTATAATAATGAGTTACATTGAAGAGGAAAAGAAAGATGAAGAAACAGGTACTTGATCTAGGTTTTGTCGAATATGTTGAGCACATGGGTACAGATCTTACTGTCGTAAATGCAGCTAGAGTCTCGTTTCACAAGGAAAGTTCATGGGAGTATGCAGATTCACATGTCCCTAGTCCATCTCTGTCCGAAAAAGACAGAAAGTTAATTAATTATCTTGCTCGACACAATCATTGGACTCCTTTTGCACATCCTCAGATTACTTTGCGAATCAAGGCACCAATTTTTGTCAGGGCTCAACTTGGAAAACACCAGGTTGGATTTGTGATGAATGAGGTTTCCCGTAGGTATGTTACAGAAAAGCCAGAGATATACGTTCCTCAATGGAGAAATGCGCCAACGAACGGAGCAAAGCAGGGCAGCTCCGGTTTCATGTATTCGAACCCATATCTGACGGAGATGTATGAAAATCTTTGCGATGATTCTTTGTATGCATATGAAGAGTTGTTGAAGAATGGTGTTGCACCGGAACAAGCCCGTGGAGTGTTGCCACAGGCTACTTACACGGAGTGGTGGTGGACTGGATCACTTGCTGGCTATGCACGGGTCTTTACTCAAAGAATCGATGCACATGCACAGTGGGAGGTCCAGGAATATGCAAGGGCAATTGGGGAAATTATTTCTCCTTTGTTCCAACACTCATGGAAAGCATTGGTCGGAGAAGCTAAATATGAAGCAGAAAAAGGAGTAGTATGAATAATTTACCAAGTCAGTATCAGGAATTCATCTATAAGTCTAGATATTCCCGTTGGATTGAAAGTGAAAATCGCCGTGAGTCTTGGCCAGAGACTGTGAAGAGATATTTTGATTTCTTCGAGGAACATCTCAAGGAAAATCACGGATACAAGGTGCCAAAGGATCTACGCAATGAACTTGAGACATCTGTTCTCAATCTTGAGATCATGCCGAGCATGAGAGCATTGATGACGGCTGGTGAGGCATTGAAGCGTGACAACACTGCTGGATATAATTGCTCCTACGTGGCAATAAATAATATTCGAGCATTCGATGAAGTGCTTTATATTTTGATGTGTGGAACCGGAGTTGGATTCTCCGTGGAGAGACAGTATGTTGAGAAACTTCCTACGATTGCTGAACAATTCACTGATTCTGAAACCGTTATTGTGGTACAGGACAGTAAGACTGGTTGGGCTAAAGCGTACAGAGAACTGGTATCCCTTCTTGTTGGAGGTCAAGTTCCAAAATGGGACTTGTCTAAGATACGTCCTGCTGGGGCTAGACTCAAGACCTTTGGTGGTCGAGCTTCTGGGCCAAGACCCCTCGAAGATCTGTTTTTCTTCACCACTGATACTTTTAGAAGAGCGGCGGGAAGAAAACTTACTTCCATCGAATGTCACGATATTGTTTGCAAGATCGCGGAGATTGTCGTTGTCGGAGGCGTTCGCCGCAGTGCGCTTATTTCGCTGTCCAACCTCACAGACGAAAGAATGCGCGAGGCTAAGACAGGATCTTGGTGGGAACAGAATCCTCAACGAGCCCTGGCAAACAATTCGGTTGCCTTCAAAGAGAAACCAGAAATTGGAACTTTTATGGAAGAGTGGATCTCTCTTTACAAGTCTAAGAGCGGAGAGAGAGGGATCTTCAATCGGGATGCTTGCAAGAAGACTGTCGCGAAACTAGGTGATCGCCGTGACCCAAATCATGAATGGGGAACTAATCCTTGCTCGGAGATCATCCTGAGAGATAAGGAATTTTGCAACCTGACTGAGGTTGTCGTTCGCCCAGACGATGATGTTGCGTCACTAAAGAGAAAGATTCGCCTTGCGACTATTCTTGGCACATGGCAAGCAAGTCTGACTCACTTCCCGTATCTTTCCTCCAATTGGAAGAAGAATTGCCAGGAAGAGGCTTTGCTTGGGGTGTCGTTGACGGGAATTCTTGACAACAAGATGATGAGTTCGATTGCAGATGTCCCAAATACACTGATTGCCCTCAAGCAGGAGGCAATCGATACAAACAAGCAATGGGCATCAAAGATCGGCATAAATCCAGCGGCTGCAATAACGTGCATCAAGCCTTCAGGAACAGTTTCCCAGCTGACTGATGCTGCTTCTGGAATTCATCCACGACACAATGAATACTATATCAGAACAGTTCGTGCTGATAAGAAGGATCCTCTATGTCAGATGATGATTGAAATGGGATTTCCACATGAGTCGTGTGTGATGAAGCCAGATCATACTATGGTTTTTTCATTTCCAATGAAGGCAGTTGGTTCTGTCACTAGAAATGACATGTCCGCAATCGAACATCTTGAACTATGGCTTGTCTATCAGCGGTATTGGTGTGAGCACAAGCCTTCAATTACAGTAACTGTAAGAGAGCATGAATGGATGGAAGTTGGGGCTTGGGTATACCGGCATTTTGATGAAATCAGCGGAATATCATTCCTTCCACACTCAGATCACAGCTATAGGCAAGCACCTTATCAGGATTGCACGAAGGAGCAATATGAGGGAATGCTTGAGAAGATGCCAAAGAACGTGGATTGGAGCATTCTCAAGAACTACGAGAAGGAAGACAAGACGGCAGGAACGCAGACCTTTAGCTGCACTGGGGATAAATGTGAACTTGTTGATCTTACTACATAAATAATAGATACCCCACTTGAGATAGCATCTCAGGTCCGACAGCCCTAATTTTTAGGGCTGTTTCTTTTTATCACATAAATATATTATAATGAAAAATTTTTTCAAAGGATTTTTTGAGTTAATCATGAAAATAATAAAAAATATATTTATTGATATTCCAGCATTTTTTTCTAAAAATTCATTTACAGGAGATGTAAATGTAACAAAAGATGCATTAGCTATAAAAGAGTCAATCAAAAATATAATATTAACAGTATTTAACGAAAGGCCATTTGATCCAGAATTTGGAACAAATGTTACAACTGGATTATTTGAAAATCCAACAGATTTTTCTTTTTATATTGAAAATACAATATCTTCTGCATTGGAAAGATATGAACCAAGAATCAAATTAACAGGAATTAAAACTTCATTTGAAAATAGAACATTGAACATTGACGTTGAATATAAATTAATAAATCCAAATACAGCATCATCTGATGATTACAATGTCTCTGGATCACTATCTATTGGCATATATGTTCCAAGAAAAATACCAGAAACATTAAATTATAATATAGATTTAGATCATGAAAAAAGAATGTTTGGTTTAATTCCAATTGGTGCAATTGATCAAAATGTGGACTGGACTGGATGGACTGATACTATAATATCAACTTATCAGGGAAATCCAGATGTTGGAACCAGAGCTTATGCGTGGGAAGCAGACCCAAGTTTTCCAAATGTATCTAGTCCATGGCATAATATAATATATGAAAATATAATTGACATATACAGATGGGGTGGAAGAGCATTTCATTTAAATTGTCCATTTGGTGGATTTGATTATACATTTTTTCTAACACAAGAAATACGAAAAAGAACACTACTTACAGTTGTAGATGATAAGAAAAATTGTCCAGCGAGATGGAAGGGATTCAAGGAAGCAGTAAGGTCTTTGATAGAAGGAAATCTTGCTCCGTCTGGAAAATTGCCAATAAATGAGCCATGTAATGTGATGATATATCACCCAACGAATAGGGGGTACGATGTTTATAGAAACTTATCAAATGCACTCTGGGACAGTCTTGGTGCAACCACCGAGCAAAGAGATCTAGGATATTATGAATATTTAAATTCATGGGTAGCAGATTTAATTGATATGAAAGGAAGAACAACAAATTCTGCAAAACTAATAATCACAATGGACGCAACGAGTCCAAGTGCAACACCAGAAACCCTTCATTTATATCGTACCATGCCAGATTACAGAAGTGACGCTTTAGAGTTAGCGGATTGGTATGTATTTAATAAATTGAGGGATAATGGAATTGAAGTATTCTACGAATCAAGAACAGAAAAAACTATAAACCAAGCAAATGTTCCACTTATAGGAACGGGAACAGTTGGATCAGCAAGTAATGTTGGTTGGGCAAAAAATGGATTTGCGGCAGAAGAATACTGGCTTTGGTTTAGCGATCCGAGCAGTGATGATGTTATCTATGACAATCATGTCTCAAATGCAGAAACACAAGCAATATTCAGATATCCGCTGGCAAATTTTCCAGTTCCGGCTTCTACGAACAAAGATCCATATGGAACTATAGTTACTGTAAAGTTTAACTCTACAACAAAAACTTTGGTAAATCCAAGTCCAGCATT